TCTTTCAGTTCTTACTAGAACGAGTGGTTATCCGACGTCGGAAAACCTGTCGTCGGTCTGTGGAAATGTCAGCCACTTTTCCCCAAGGTTTTCCACAGGCTGGTCGTAGATGAGGATGTCGTGACGCCATGTGCCGTTGGGTAGTTGGGTTCGGGTGCGGCGCAGGTAGCCGTGTTCCTCGAGTTCCTTTAGGCCGGTGCGTACTGCGTGGATGCCTTCGGGACTGATCGAGGCCAGATGAGCGCTTGAGGTTCGCCAATGGTCTACCTGGGAAAGGACGTAGATCAGGATGCCTCGGGCTTTCCAGGAGAGCCGTTGGTCGCGGATGACGTCGTTGGCGATGATGCTGAAGTTGTCCCGAGGTCGAGGTGAGCGGACGATCATTGTGTTTTCGCCGTCCGTTCGTAAATCTGATCGCTGATCCAATCTTCGCATGTCCATAAGTATTTGTGGCCCTGACATGATTCGAAATGGAGTTCAAGTAACAGCCGTCGTGTTGCCTCGTATTTTTCAAGAGCAAATTGGGCAATCACCCGCGCGTGTTCAATGGTTTGCTCACAGTTAGGGCATTGGGCTTGTAGATCTTCCATTACTGGCCCTCGTAATGCTCAATGACGGCCATTGCCTTGACCAGACGGGCACGGAGGCGTTCGTTCTCCTCCTCGAGCGTGGTGAGGCGGGCGCGGAGTTCGTGGATTTGTGTGGTGGCGATTTCCATTGTTCGGGCGGCCTCGTTGATTTGGGCCATTAGGGCATGAATGTCGGGGCTCATGGTTTCCTTTCGGTCAGGATTGCTTTGATTTCGTTCCAGTCAGAGGGCCGCCAAACGTAGACCTCGGCGCCTCCGGCTCTGAGTGTGGTAATCCAGTCCTGCTGATTTTCGGTGACCTTGCCGATCAGCGTTTTCAGTTCGGCAAAGATGACGCCGCGATCACGGTGCGCGAGGACGAGGTCAGGGAAGCCGAAGTCGCCTGCCTGGCTGGATAGCCATTTGCCGCGCTGGTTGCGGGCTGGGAGAACATGGAGAACTTTCCAGCCGTTCCATTGGGCGGTCTCGATGACGAGCTGTTGGAACGATGCTTCGGAAATCATCAGAATGGTTCCTCGCCCATGGCCTCGGCCTTCAGCTTGTCGATGAGAATGCTGGTTCCTTTCTTGGTGGCTGGGATTTCGCCGACGTACCCGAGGGCTCTCAGCATTCGTCGTTGGGCTTCGGTTGGCTCCTCCGGTGGCCCGGGCTTTGTGGAGGCCCGCTGAGGGCCTTCAGGACGGTTCTGACGGGCTTCTACTTCGTTGCTTGAGGCCAATGCTTTGTCGATGCCGATGCCCATGTAGCCGAGGGCTCGGCCGAGCGCCGAGGTGAATCCGACCATACGTTCGCTGTTGCGGGTGTAGGGCGTTTTGCCTGGGAATGGTTCGGCTGCGGTGGCGATCGTCGGCCGCAAGTCGTCAGCTGTGCGCCATACCGTGATCTCGCAAATCAGCAGGACTTGTTCCTCGATGCGTTGGATCTCGAAACCGGTTTCGGATACCCGTAGGTCAGGCCAGCGGCGCAGGGCCTCGAGCAGCCGGTCGTTGACGGGGACGTAGCCTTCTAGGTTCATTTGTTCTCCTGTAGTCGGGTCAGGTTTTTTAGGTGTGAGCGTTTGAAGCATGGCCAGCACCATTTGCGCCATTCGCCATCTTGCCGGTAGCGGACGATCTCGTCGCCGATGACCAGTTTGTGGCATTCGGAGCAAAGTGCGATGTCGGGGCTCACAATCGGTTGTTTATCACACGGGTTCGTCGAAGTTTGAGACGTTCGTTTTCGGTAGTTCCTCCCCAAATGCCAGGCAATGTCCGATGGTCGAACTGGAGTGCGAACTCGAGACAGTCGGTTTTGACGGGGCACATGGCGCAGTAGCCCTTGGCGTGGATGATGTTGACAATCATGTGGCGGCCTGGCACGGGAAAGAACACGTCGACGGGAAGGTCGGCGCATCGTGCGTCGGCCATCCAGTCACGCTCCACCGGAGAACCTCCACGGCTTCCAGCCGGAGCCTTGCCATAGGGCAAGGGCGAAGGTGAGGTTTTTGCGTGGGTCGAACATGTCGTCGTGTGTCCATCCCCAACCGGAGTTGAGCCAGGCACGGTGGATTTGGTTGATTTGGAGCAGGCCATGGTCGGGGCCGGAGTCGGCTTCAGGTTGACAGCGTGATTCGCGGTACATGACCGCCAACAGCTTCTCGATGACGGTGCGATCGGCCGGCCAGCCGACCTCGAGGGCCAGCGGCACCCATTCCTGGCATGGGGTGTCGGGCCCGACGAGCGCAGGAATGGTTGTGGTTGGGGCCTGTGTGGTCGTAGGAGCCTCTGTGGCCGGTGTGGTGGGTGTTGGGACTAGCTTCACCGTTTTTGGTGTCACAGGGGCGTAGGTGATGATGGCGGGGCTGGTTTGGGTCGGAGTGTCGGGTTGGCGGGTTTGGTATCCCCACACGACGGCGCCCAGGAGGGCTAGGCCGAGGAATAGGCGGTTCATAGAGTTCTCCAAATCGTGAGTCGTTGGCCGTGGCAATGGTCGCCGCCACGGGTGGATTTACGGGTGCGGTCGGTGGCCTCGATGCGGCCTTCTCGAGCGAACTTTGAGAGCTGTGACGCGAGACCTTTGGTGACAGGGAAGTCGGCTGGGAGGCGTGTCCAAATGTCGTCGGCGGTGAACTCAGGTTGGAACTTGATACACAGCTCGATCGCCTGGTGGAGTTGACGGATTTCGGCGTCTGTCCATTTGCGGGCGGCTTCGGCGGATCGGGCGAGGCCTCGTTCGGTCGGCGTCGGTGGGATGACGTCGAACAGGGACGGTTGGTTCATTGGTTTCTCCTAACGGGTCGGGTCGCCTGGTGGGGCGCCGTTGGTTAGGGACGGTCTACCGACTCGGGCGAGGGTAGGTCAAGCCTTTGGGTCGTCGTCGTCGGAGCTCTTTTTGAGCGCTCCTCCGGCAGCCAGTCCGGTGAGGGCGCCACCGATCGAGAATGCGAGCGGCTGCAGGACGTCCATGAACCGGCTATCGAGCGGGGCGATGTCGCCGTCGGGTTGGTAGACGTAAATCAGGCTGTAGAGCATTCCGAGGACGGTGACGCCCAGCACGAACGCGAGGGTCATAATCAGACCGGCGCGAACTCGAGCTTCAATCTCGTCAGGGGTAAGTCGTCGTCGTCGTGTGCGCGGGGTTTTTTCTTGGGTCATCGGGGTCTCGGTATCGGTCGGAGCAGGCCGCCAATAGGCAGGCGAGGGCGGTCGCTACGGTGAGCGCCACACCCCATTTGGTGCTGTTGGTCATTGGGTCTCATTTGGTCTCGAGGATGGCTTTGAAAGCGGCGTCAACCTTTGCGGGGTTGTCGGCCATGTCGGGACTGATTTCGTAGTGAACCCATGCGGCGCCTGGGGAGCCGATGGTGGGTTTGTCGTAGATGCGCCAGGCGTTGCGATCGCATCGCCAGCCGGCGCCGTGCTTGCCTGGCTTGTAGCGGTTGCCGTAGTCGTGGATCTCCTCGACGCCGAGAGCGTCGGCGTGGCGCTCGAGGAAGCCGATCGCGGCGATGATTTGGCCGTCACCGCCGCCGAGGTCGCAGGCTCGGCCGGTCGCATGAACAGAAAGGCTGGATCCTCCTCGGACAGGCCGGTTGGCGTAAATGCCGAGGTTTTTCATTTGGAACAGGAACTTCATGTAATCCTGAAAACGGATTGTGCCTGGACGGGCTCCGTTAGCGGGATCGGTGTTGCCGGTGTACGGCCGGCCGGCCGGAGCGTCAGCTGTTTTCTTGCTGGATGCCATAGTGGAGCACTCCGTTCTCTAGGTCGGCGACAATGGCGGCGGCCCAAGCGTGGGCACCTTCCGAGTCACCCCACGGGCCGGGGCGATCAACCTCAACGCCATTGATGGTGACGATTACATGGTTGTCGTCGGTGACTGTTGCTAGGTAAGTGTTCATCGTAGGCTCGGTGTTCCTGACGAGTGAGTAATAGTGATGACGTTATTGCTTGGCAATGTTCGCAAAGTCCAAGTAATTGCGTCAGTTGATGTTTGCATTCCACCTGCGATGAAAGCGATTAGTCCAGCGTCGTCACTAGCACCTTCATAGGCGATGCCGCTAGTCGTTGCTGGTGTGCGATCTGTGTAAGTAGCTCCATTGGTTGATGATTGGCAATCGATTGTCAAAACGCCCACACCTGAAAAGTTTGACAGGACTGTTGAATTAGCGGCGTATTTCTGTGTGCCGGTAATGTTGAACGCCGAATTACGGGATGACCAACTAATGCCGTCGCTACTTGACGCAAAATTTCCGCTAGTTCCCGTATCGCCACAAGCCACCCAGATGCTTTGACCTTTGAAATAAAGCAGGTCGGTCAATGTAGAAATTGTTGAAGTTCTGCTTGTCCATGTACCCGTAGGAATTGTTGCTGTTCGCATACCTGAAAAGGATGCCATGATCCAAAGACCATTGCCCCAAGCAACTTTTTTGATGTCGTCATTTCCTAAACCTGATGTGAAGGTTGTCCAAGTAGTTCCGTCTGTTGAATAGGCGGCAGTTCCAGCGTTGCCGACGGCGACCCAATACCCGTCCCCGTAGGCAACGTCGTTGATCGTGTTTGTGCTAAACCCGGATGTTCTTTGCGTCCAAGTAGTTCCGTCAGGCGACGTTGCTAGTTTTCCTAATTCGCCACCTGCGACGTAAAGACTGTTTCCGTTGGAGGCTACGGCTGTAATAAGTGTTGTACCAAAAGACGATGTTCGTGACGTCCAACTGCCTGTGGCAACTGTTGTTGATGTTGTCGTGTAAAGTTCACCATTTGAGCCAGCCGTTACCCACAAATAAGGAAGCCCGGTTGCGCCGCCACCGGTAGCGGCTGATACTGCCGGAATCATGCCGAAGTGTTCCCGAACAGCACCCATTCGTTGGCGGCAATCTTGGTGACGCATACGACGCCGTATTGGCCGTTGATCTTTGTTTTGGAGCCGTTTGAGCGGATGCTTGTCGTCGCCGGTGTCGTCGCGGCCACGGTGACCTGACCTGCGCCACCCTGGTAGAGCAGGATTTGGGTTCCGATCGCAAAGTTCACATTTGCGTCGGTGTTGATCGAGAGCGTGATGGCGGAGGCGTTGGTGAGGGTGACGATTTTGGCGGCGTCGGTGAGTGCCAGCGTGTAGGTCGTGCCGGTCTGGGCGTTGATTTGAAGGGCGGCGAGGTCGTTGACGCCACCAGCGATTTGGTTGACGTTGCTGGCCGATAGCACCTGTCCGTCTGTGTAGGCGGCTGAGATCGGGTAGGTGGTGGTCATAGGGCTCCTAAAGGGTGTTAGTTCCGAGAATACCGAACTGGGCAGATCCGAGGATAAATGCTGTGCTGAGTGGTTCTCGAGTGATGAGGCGGGTCACCCAGGTGGCAGGGGTGATGGTGTGTTCGATGCCTTGAACGGTGATTCGTAGGTCAAGGATGCTGGTTGGGCTTTGAGTGCGGACGACGTAGATGGGGTCGCCGAAATCGAGCGATAGGGCTGGAAGTACTCGATCGGAGTTGGAGGACAGGTCAAGTGTGAGTGATTCAATTCGGATACGAGGGTTTTTGCGGTAGTTGAGGATCAGGTTGGCGATGTTGAGGGCTTGGGCGTTGTTGCGGCCGAGAAGTTCGGTCAGGGTGTAGGTACGGGTGAAATAATCGGCGATGGATGTGGCGTCGGTGGCTATTTCGGCGGTTCCGCCGTGGTTGGTGACAGATACGACGTTGGACAGTTCGGTTTCGTCGAAAGCGACGTCGAGTTGCTGGTAGTCGATTCCGGTTCCATCGTCGGCAAACGTGGTGGCTGTGCCTGACGCTTGTTCGCTGATGGTGGCTCGGCTTTTGAAACGGGCGTTGCCGTTGCCGTCCATGTAGAAAGCGCCAAGTTCGGTGTTTTCTACTGTTTGGATCGCTGTCAGGGTGGCTCGTAGTCCGCCTGGGTCGTTTTGTAGTTCTTGGGTTCCGTCGTCGATGTTTCTCATGTCGGCGGGCCAGTCGACCATGTCAAGGAGCTGGTTGATTCGTTCGCCTGGTAGGTCGCCGGTAGCGGCTCCGGTCACGTTGTCGACGTTGGATAGGGCGAGGAGGCGGAACCCGTCGTCGGCTTGGATTGTGACTTGAGCGAACTCGGTTCCTTTGGGCCAATCCCAATCCCATGAGCTGATGAACCCTGAGAACAGGGCGTATTCGACGCCGAGGTATTCGGTTGTGATTTTGACCTGACGCATCGGGAGGATTTGGCCGTAGTAGGGGCTGCTGGTGTTGTCGGGGTTCCAGTCGCCTGTGAAATCCCACCAGGTGACGGAGCATCGGCCTGGTGTGTATTGCTCAAAGATGCGGTCTCGACCACGGCGGATTGAGATGTTGGTGACGTCGGCGGAGATGTCGACGATTTGGCTGGTTGTTGTGCCGAGAATGTTTGTGCCAAGGATGCCATTGATGGCGTCACCGAGGACTAGGACGTTGCCGAACGAGGCTCCGGTTCCGAGGCGTAGTCGGACGGTGGGTTGGCAGGGGAGTGTCATGTGTTGGAGTAGACGAGCTGTGCGCCGTTGCGTTGGGCGTCGACCAGGCCTTTGCGGATGGTTTCAACGAGGTCTCGTTCGCTGGTGACCGATCCGGCCACGTTGACGGTGATGTTTCCTCGCATCATGCGATCGAGAGGTATGACGGCTTCGGGGCCTTTTTCGCCGATCATGGCAAGTGTTGGGCCTGTGACGATGCCGCCTTCGGCCAACATAGGGATGTCAGGAACATTCCAACTTTTGCCGCCCAAAATAGGAACCCAAGAGGGAACTTTGAATGACAGTTTGCCGACTGTGTTGTTCCACAGCCTTGCGATTGAATTGAATACGTTTTTGAATGCTAGGTACAGAGCGTCGATGTAGCCTCGGACTGCGCTGTAGAAACCCGAGAATGCTTCTTTGACGAAGTTGATGACGTTGTCCATGAACTGGAACTTTTCGTTCAGTAGGACGACGGCGGCGATGATGGCGGCGATGATTCCGACACCCGTGGCAACCCACAAGGCGCTGAAAGAAGTGCCGAGAATGGCGTTCAATGCGGCGGTGATTTTTGTGATTGCGTTCCATGCGGTCAAGGCCGCGTTGGCTCCCCATACAGCGAGGGCAATGCTTCCGATGGCTACGCCAAGACCGACGACTAGACCGGTGTTTTCGGAAATCCAGGTAGCAATCTTGGAGAAGGCTGGTAGCAGTTTTTGGACGATGGGGGCGACGGCCGCTCCGACCGATTCTTTGAGCTCGCCCATTTGGATCGACAGGTTCCGCATTTGACCTTCTGCGGTTTCCGCCTGGGCGGCGGCCTGTCCTCCGAACGTATTGCCAAGAGCTTTGAATACTTCGTCGGTGTCGGCGCCTGATTTGACGAGCTGTCGAAGGCTTGGATCAAGTTTCTGTAGGGATGTGAGGTTGCCGTTGTAGGCCTTGGACAGGGCGTCGGTGACAGCTGTGAGGTCTTTGCCGGTTCCGGCCGAAATGTCCAGGGCCAGTTGGAGAAGTTCTTGGGATTTGGCGACGTCTTTGGTGCCTCGGACGAGATTGTCTAGGGCTGGTCGTAGGTCGTCGTCGGCGACTGCGGCCGCTTTGCTCGTTGATGAAATAAAGTCCTCGACGGCGGCGACCTGGGCGTCGGTTGCTTTGGTGCTGTTTTTGAGGCTTACAGCAAGCTTGTTGGCCGCGGCTTCGTCCTCGGCGAAAGCTTTGAATGCGTCGCCGGCCGCCAGGGCTAGACCGCCGATGGCGAGGGTGGCTGGTACGGCGGCCTTGCGGATAGCAAATTGGGCTTTTTGGCCGGTTGTTTCGAGTTCTTTGAATTGGCGGGTTGCTCGAGCCAGGCCTTTGTCGTCGAATTCGCTGATGATCGGTATTCGGATTGCCATTAGAGAAGCATCCTGTTCATTCGGTCTGAAACGTCGTCAACTAGTTTGGCAAGTTCCGAGGCGACCTGTGTTTGGTTCCGGTCAGCGGCCGGCCACATGGCTCGAGGGCTGGAACCGTTTTTGCCGGTGAAGGCTGTTCCAAGGCGGCCGTTTGAAGCGAACTCGAATACGGCGGCGCCAGGGTTGGTTTGGGCAACGACGATTGTTGATGCCTGGCGGCGGGACGTCGAGATTTTGGTGCTGACGCCTCGGACGGCTTTTGAGGCGTCCAGCGGAAAAATTTGACGTCCTCGCTGTTGCCATTTGTTGGCTGTGCCTGATGGGAAGTTGGCGGCTCGGTAGGTTGCCTGGGCGGCCTGAACGATCGGTGCGGTGATTTGTTTGACGTTGGCGTTGAACGTTTTGCGTAGTTCGGGATCGAGTTTGCGAAGTTCGGCGATTGTTTCTTTGACTCCGTCGACCCTAATGGTGGCGCTCACTTTTTGCCTTTGTTGAGTATGTCGATCACCGTGTTCATGTCACGGGTGTCGAACTCGATGTTGGGAGGCCACCAACCGACGGCGACTAGGACTTCTGCTAGGCCGCGTCGGTAGGTGCCTCTTGGGTAGGGTTTGCCGTTTCTGCGTCCACCACTTCCAGCGTGATGATCTTTTTCAGGAAGTCGTCGAGCATCATCGGGACGGTGATCTTGGCTTGTTTCATGGCCTCATGAGCCATGAATGCCAAATCCTCGGCGCCGACTCCTTGAGCAAGATCGGAGGCCTTCCGTTTGTATTTCCGTTCCCATAGGACGGTAATAAAAAGGTTGGTTTCGACCGTGACAGGGCCTTCGCCGATGTCGAGCTTGATTGTGAGTTTCATGTCGGGCTCCTATGGATCAGGTGATGTCGCGCGCCCAGGTGCCGCCGGTGAAGGTGACCTCAACGGTTGAGAGTTCTCCGACGGTGCTGTTTACCGGCGTGAAGTTGGCCAGGAATGCTCCGGTGATGGTGTATTCGGGGTTGCTAGCCGATTCGGTGGTGCCGGAAGGCGAGATGGTGAGCGTGACGGCGTCGTCGCCGCAGATGTCGTACAGGGTGGCTTCAATTTCGCCTGCGCCGTAGCTGTTGAACATCGTAAGGGTCACTTCGACGGTCTGGAGGCCTTTGGTGAAGGTGTGGCCGCCGGCGCCCATCGTGGTCGTCTCGAGCTGATCAAAGCCGGTGGTGAGTGCGACGGCCGAGCATTGGTCGGAGACGTCGACTGCGCCGATGGCGACGGTGGCGTTGGACAGGAATGTGGTGACTGCCATTGTGGCTCCTTAGTTGCGCCGTGAGCCTATTCTCACGGTGAGGTCGTATGCGGGAATTTCTTGGTTGCCAAGGATTGCGGTTGACGGCTGGCCGCCAATTACCGCTAGGCCTTGGTCAGCCATGAGCGTGTCGATCGTCGTCAGCAGGTAATCCGAGGCGTCCTGGTTGCCTGGCGGTGCGGCCAAGACTCGAAGGATGAAGGTCAAATCCCCGACGTTGTAGGTAAAGCTCGTGAACGTCGGGAGCTCGATAAAAACGGTGAGTGGTCGGGCATTGCGCGGGTCGGTCACCGGCACCAGGCCAAGAGCTGTAATGCGGTTGGCGATCGCGGTGACTGCTTCGGCAAAGATTCCTGTGGCGGCCATACATCACGCCACCTGGGCTCGGTTACAGCCGAGCAGGGAAAGGATTTGGCCCATCGACAGGGTTGGTGATCCACCGGTCGAAAAATCTTGGAACGACTGGATGCCGTCAATGCTTCCTCGAGAGCGGTACTGGCTGGCGGCGTAGACGATGGTGCCGAGTTTGACGTCGCCGCCTGGCACGGTGGTCAGACTGTCGAAATAGCCGGATTCCTGACGTTTGCGATACGCCCAGGCGTTAGCGGCCGAAACGCACGTTGCTAGGAAGGCGGTGTCGTTCGCGGTGGCCGATGCGATTCCGAGGAACTCCTCAACCATGGCTGTGGTGATCCAGGAGCAGGTGATCGTGTAAGTAATCGTGCCGAACGGATCAACGGCATCAGGTTCGAGGTCGTCGCCGGAGTCCAAGTAAAGCACCTGGTTCGGGATTGGATAGTCGGCGTCGTAGAGCAGGACGCCGTAGTTGTCAACGCCGATGAATTTGAACTCGGGGATGGCGACGACAACGTGCGTGCCATCGAGGCCATCCCCGAGCCCTGCCACAACGATCGACTGCCCGACTGCGATGTCGCTCGCCGTGAGGGTTTGAACCACGGCAACGTCGTCCAACCTCATGCG